ACGACGTGCAGCTGCGTCCGCTGGCCGCCTTCGTCGTTCAGGAATTCGACCCCGGCAATCAGCATGTCGCGGTCGATGTCGGAATATGGGTCCCAGACGGCGCAGACCTGGTTCGGTCGCCACAGCATGTTGCGTGGCCCGGCGCGATGGCCCAGCACGGTCATCCGCACGCCCTGGGCATCGCCCTTGGCAACGCGGCACATCCATTCCGCCTGCTCCTGCACCGTGCTCATGCCGGACTGGCTGCGCGTCAGGCGCACGGTCGGGCGCCAGCGGGTGATTTCCGGGTCGGTGGCATGGCCGACGGTGCCGATCGCCGTTGCCTCGGCCGCGCTGTTGGCGGCCGGCGTGGGCGACGGCGTTGGCGCACTGGAAAGCGGGGTCGCGGTATGGTCCATCGCCGGACCGCCGGCGCGTTTCTTTGCCGTGTCCTGCATGACGAAATAATCGGAAAAGCGCCTGGTCCAGTCGTCCTCGGCTTCGACGACCTGGACGTTGTCGCCGATCCGCAGCGGCGCCGGCGCGCGCGTGGCGCCGCCCCGGGTCAGCACCAGGCCACCGACGCCATCGCTGGTCAGCAGGATGGCGCGCTGCCGCGCCGCGCTTTCCAGGAACGCCATCGCCGTCATGTGCTTGTGCAGGCTCAGCCGATCGAACGGCGCGCCGATATCGACGTCAGCGCGGGGAATGATGCCGAACGGGGCACAGACCAGACTGGCGACGTGCAACAGATCGACGCCGCGGAACTCGGTCGGCCCTCTCGGCAGCGCCGCGCACTCCACCAGGTCGCCGGTCTTGTCGCGGCCGGAGATGTGGCATTCCAGCCGGTCGGCCGCCCAGGTGAAATGCGGCTGCTCGATCCAGCCGACCAGGATCACCTCGTTGTCGATCGCGATGCTGATCGGATCTCCGGCCTTGATCGGGGCATTCCGCGTCGGCTGGCCGATCTGGGCGATCAGCGCGTTGCGGATGCGCGCCTCGTCCACGATCGTGAGCTGAAACGTCCCGGCGACGTTGCGCACGTCTCGGGGGATGACGTGGCGGGTGACCTCGGTGAAGACCTGGTTGGCGATCTTGACCGTGACGACGCTGGTCACGCCAGCACTTCCAGCGGGCCGGGCGGTGGGACGGCGGGATGGCAGATACCGTTCCGCTGCACCAGGTCGCGCCAGGTGGCGACGATCGCGCTGGGATCGTCACCGGCGAGATACTGCGCGTAGAGCCAGGCCGACGCCGCCACGGGCGGCGTGAACATCTCCACCGGCGGCAGTCGGCCGACGGCGGCGTTCATGTCGGCGATCCAGGCCGATTTCGCGGCGATCAGCGCGCGCCATAGCGCGGCGGCGGGGGTCGGCGACGACGGCACCAGCGCGGCGGCGGCCAGCACGGCGGCATCGTAGGCGCCGCCAACCTGGTCGCGCCAGGTCATGGCTTCCTGCTGGCTGTCGAAGCCGATCGCGCTGGCGGCGCTGGCGGCGTCGGCCAGCAGGAACATCTGCGCCGACAGGATCAGCGCCGGTCCCGGCGGGATCTGGATCGGCGCGGCGGACAGCGTCGCGGTGCCGATCTGGCTGGAGGCGGACAGCAGCATCGCCGCGGTGATGCGCCCGTCCACCGGCACCGGCGTCGCCGTCGATCCGCCCGGCGCCATCGCGCTCGGCATCGAGGGCGTCGTGGTGCCGCCGATCGCAGCACTCGGCCCCGACAGCAGGTTGCCGACGGTGCCGGCATAGGTGGCGTCGAACGGCGCGCTGCCGATGCTGGACAGCAGCCCGATCGGCAGGCTGCCGGCGATGCCGACCGAGGGGTTCACGCAGGACGAGACCAGCGAGCCGAGGACGGTGGCGACCTCGCCCACCAGGCTTTCGACCTGGCTAACGGCGGACAGGGTCAGCGCGATCGGCGCCAGCAGGCTGGCCAGCATGGCGTAGGCGGCGGTGCGCATGTCCGCCAGACTGTCCAGCAACCCCTGGAGCGTATCCGGCGGCGTCTTCAGCTTCGGCGTGTAGCGGCGGAACGTCGCGGTGAACGTCGCGATGCGCAGCTGCTCCGCCTTGAAGACGAACTTCGGCGTTTTGCCCGGCGACAGCACGACCTGCAGCGTGCCGTGCCACGGGCTGACCAACGTCGCCGGGCCCGGCGTCTGGAGCGCGGCGCGTAGGCGGTCGACCTGATGCACATAGTCGTCGCCGGAGACGATGCCGGCGACGACAATGTCGCCGTCGAGCTGGCCGAGGTCCTGGAAGACGGTGATGTCCTGGCCGGGGAACAGGAACGCCAGGACGCGCCGGCTGGGTTCGTCGTCGCCTGACACATGGGAAAACCCGATGCCGCGATAGCTGCCTTCCAGCAGCATCTCCTCATACAGGCCGATGATGCTGAACAGGCTCATCGTCAGTGCCGGTTGGTCGTTGGGCCGGGGTTGGGAGCTGTCGTCACCCTGACGCCAGGAGGCGTCGCCCCAGCCTTGCCCGTGACGCCGTCCGGCATGTGGAAGATGAAGTCAATGACCGACGTATGGCCAAGCGCCAGGTTCGAGCCACCCGGTCCGTCGCCGCCCGTTGGATTGAGCAGGGTCTCGGTCATGTCCTTCGGAGCGAAGTAGTCGCCGATGGCTTTGAGCGCATCGGCGATCTCTTTGACGATGTCGCGGATACCGCCAAAAACCTGGGAAATCCTGCCGCCTTCAAAGCCATCCATGGCATTGAACGCAGTTTGCGCGGCGGTCTTCACGCCATCCCAGGCGGTGGACAGCAACCCAAGCGCGGCTTTCACCGTGTCGTTGGACGTGACCTTGGTGACCATGTCGTCCCAGGCGTTCCCCGCCGCCTGCAGGCCATTCATCATCCAGTCGTGTATTGTGTCCATCGCGCCGTAAAACACCGAGCCGACTGCGTCGCCGAACTCCTTGAGCACGGGCACGACCTCATCCCAGTTGTCGTAGATCTCGTAGCCAGCCACGGCCAACGCGGCGATCGCCCCCGCCATCAGGCCGATCGGCGTGAGAAGCACCCCCACCAGGCCGGCGATCAGTTCGAACCCGGCAATGACGGCCGGGGCGACGAAGCCGATCGCGCCGATCGCGGCCAGCACCACCAGCAACCCGCCGCCGAAGGCGAGCACGCCATTGCCCAGGCCGGGCATCTTCTTGTCGAGCCAATCCATTCCATGGATCAGGCCCAGCAGGCCCTTGTTGACCAGGTGCAGCACCGGCTCGAAGCCGGAGCCCAGGCGATCGACAAGCTGCGTCGTTTCCTCATGGAACAGCTTCATCTGGCTGTTCACGTCGCGCATCGCCTCGTGGAAATCCTTGTCGATCATGTCGGTGGTGACGTCGTGCGCGATCTCCTTCAGGTGCTGGTATTCCTCCAGGTTGTGCAGCATCGCCGACGCGAACGTCACGGCCTCCGACGACCGGAACAGATGGTTGAGGATGGCGGTGTCGCTCTGCGCACGCTGACCCGGATCAGTGATGTGATGGGCCTTCGCCTCACGATCCTGGATCTGCCTGATCTTGCTGAGGATCGCCTCCATCGGGCTGATCCCCTTGCCGGCGGCGGTCATCAGCACGCCGTCGATATCGACGCCATATTTCTCGAACACCTTGTCTTCCCGCGCCTGCTGGATCTGGCGCAGGAATGTCTCCAGGTTCGTCGCCGCCATATTTGGCTGCGCCGGGTCGACCACCTTCATGCTGATCTGCATCGCCGCGCCGATCTCTTCCAGCGATCCCATGCCGGTCATGTGGCTCAACTGCGCCGCCGCCGTGATGCCGGGCATCGACTTCGCCTGGTCGGCGAACAGGAAATGGCCATGCTTGCCCAGCAGCGCCAGCATCCCGAGGGCGCGCTCCATATCCGGGGCGCCGATGCCCATGGAGTAATTCAGGCCGAAGGCGGTCTTCGCCGCGTCGCCGACCTGCGTATTGTAGGCGGTGGCGATCTTCGCGCTCAGCGGGACCAGCTTCTCGACCAGTTGCGTACTCATGCCGGTCAGCGCCATCCAGAAGCCGGCCTCGGCGATCGCGTGACTGCCCTGTGCGGTGTTGATCGCGGTGCCGGTATAGAGCGCGCGTTGCGACGCCATCATCCGGTCGGCGTCCGGTCCATACTGGTGCGCCGTGATCGCGCTATGGCGCAGCGTGTTGCTGAGTTCGGAGACCGATTCCAATGGTCCATAGACCGAATAGCCGGCGGCGGCGGCCTGCATCGCGCCGATGTTGCTACTCTTGCCGAAGGTATTTCGTCCCCAGTTCGCGGTCGCCGAACCCATCCGCTTGACCGACGCCCAGGCGCGGTCGGCGGTCGCCGATACAGTGCGCAGGCTGGACGTGAGGCCACGCACTTCCTGGGTCAGCGTACGCAGCAAATCACCGCCCCGCTCCAGCTTGCCCAGGGTCAGCTGGTTGCCCTTGCCGCGCAGTTCGTCAAACTGCTTTTTGATGCGGTCCAGCCCAGCCGACAGCTTGTCTTCCAGCGTCAGCGTGAAGGCCGCTTTCATGCTGGTGCTCATTGCCGCGCTGCCTTCACCTTCTTTAGATATTCCGACATGCACGCGAGCCAGAAGCCCGTCTCGCGCAGCGTCAGGCTATCCAGTTCGGCCTTCGAGAAGCTGAAGTGGCCGCCGATCGCGCCCAGGGTTACCTGGAACTCCGCCGGCCACTCCCGCACAAAAAAAGGATCACCTGGTTGACCGCCATCGCATCGGCGCCATCCATCGCATCCACCAGGAATTTTGCCGATTTCGGCGTGATGCCGGTGGCGAGCGCGACACCCCAGTCCAGCAGGTTCGGCGCCTCGGCCGCCTGGCGGCGCTGCGCGGCGGTCAGGCGCTTGAACTGCACATCGGTGTGGATGGTGCCTTCCTCGTCCGCCACCGGCTGCCATAGCGGCAGCGTGACGCCGTCCGGCGTTTCCGTGGCGTGTTCCGGCAGGCCCATCTTCATGCCGCCGAGCAGCTCGCCCACCACCTCGTTGGCGGCGGAATCGTCCCGGGCGTCCATGATCTGCTGCAACAGGTGCAGCTTGGCGGCGCCGAGGCCCGAGGCCAGTGCCAGCGCCATCGCGGTCGGGTTCTTCGCGCCAATCATCTTGCGCACGTCGACGCCGCTCAGGCGGCGCAGCGTCAGGCTGTCGACCGGCTCCTCGCGCACCACCTGGTCGGAACCAGGCTGGCGGAATTTCAGCGTCTTCGGATACTCCAGCGTCAGCGTGACGCTGCCGTCCGCGTTCAGCACGGCGTTCGGCGGCAGATCCATCGCCGGGCCGTCGCTCAGCATCGGAACCGAGATATCCGGCGCGATGTCGCCGATACGGATTGGGGTCTCCATGGCTCAGGTCTCCAGCGGCGTGCCGCCGCCAAAGGTGATTTCCATCTCGCTGCTGTCGCCGGAGGTGACCGGGATGACGCCGGTGATGAAGGCGTTCTCCCAGGTGAAGGTCTGGCCGCTGTCGCACCGCACCTGCAGCTCGCCGGCGACGCCGCGGACATAGGTGGTGGTGATCGGCACACCCTTCTGCACGGGGACCTTCAGCTTGACCTCGGACGCCTCCATGGCGTTGGAGAAATCCACGGTGCCCCCGACTACCTGCGGCTTGCTGGACATCCCGCCCAGGGTGAAGGTGGACCCCGGCTTCAGCGGAACGTCATTCCCCAGCCAGGATGACTCCATAACGCCAAACAACATGGTGGCTTACTCCCCGCCGACGTTGAAGCTGAGCACGCCGGCATCGACGATATTGTTGCCGATGCGCGTGTAGAAAAGCTGCTGGTCCATCCGGTTCGGGTCGTTGGCGTTGATCATGAACATAGATCGCTTCGCCTGGTTCACCTCGTCCACGACCCAGGCGTTCTTGGCGTAGACCATCATCCGCGCCGCCCAGCTGCCCTTGAGGATTCTCGCGGTAAGGACGTTCGTGTTGGCCGCCGCCGCCAGGCTGCCGTCCGGCGCCTGCTTCATGTTCGGGTACAGCAGATAGACATAGGTCTGCCAATCATAGCGGATGGCGGTGGCGACGGCGGCGATCATGATGTCGCCGGTCCAGCCGGGATCGGCGATGCCCTGCGCGTTGGTGAGATAGGTGGAATAGTAGCGCTTGATCGACATCGTGCCGTTGTGCGCGACGTTGAA